TAGTCAATGGTTCTAACAAGTCCTTGTTCCAAATTGATTTTAGGTTCCCAATCGAGCATAGACTTTGCTACTGAAATATCCGGACGACGTTGCTTTGGATCGTCTTGAGGCAAAGGCATTTGAAGGATTTGGCTCTTGCTTCCGGTAAGTTCAATAACTTTATGTGCTAATTCCCACATGGTAAACTCTCCTGGATTGCCAGTATTGACAGGCCCGATAAAATTATCGTCGGTGTGGTTCATCATTGCCTGCATAGCATCCAAAAGATCATCAACATAGCAGAAACTACGAGTTTGCATACCATCACCGTAGATAGTAATGTCTTTGCCTTGTAGTGCTTGAACGATGAAATTACTAACTACTCTGCCATCATTTTGAGCCATTCTTGGGCCATAAGTGTTGAAAATACGAACAATTTTGGCCTTAACATCGTGAGTACGGTAGTAGTCCATAAACAGTGTTTCTGCGGCACGTTTACCCTCATCGTAGCAACTACGGATACCAATTGGATTTACATTGCCCCAATATGATTCCGGTTGTGGATGTACAGTTGGGTCACCGTAGCATTCACTGGTACTTGCCTGTAGAATCTTAGCACCAGTACGTTTGGCCAAACCTAGCATATTGTAGGCACCTAGCACACTGGTTTTCATTGTTTGGATAGGATCCCATTGATAATAATATGGACTTGCAGGGCAAGCCAAATTATAAATCTCATCAACTTCTACATATAATGGAAAGCAAACATCTTGTCGGATGACTTCAAAATTCTTGTTATCTAATAAATGAGCAATATTGTTTTTGCTACCTGTAAAATAATTGTCCACACAAAGAACATGGTGTCCTTCGTTGACAAGCCGATCACATAAATGTGAACCTAAAAATCCTGCGCCGCCTGTTACTAATACTTTTTTCATTTGTTTCCTTTAATTAAATTAGGTGAGTACTGTGGCAATACATTACTAACTTCTGTTTCTTTTTTATTTTCTAGTTTAACGGTTCTATCTCTAAGTTCGCTAGAACTATAAACATGTTCTCTTTTATGATAGTGTAATTCTATACCGTTGTCAATACACCATTGCTTGCCTGTAAAATCTCTATTTAGATATTCGTCACTGAGAAACCGAATATGAATAGTCTGTGTCTTAAGTAATTGTAACAGATCGAATTCGGTTTCGTATATTAAAATTTCATCCACATATTTGCAGGCCTGTAATTGCACATATCTTTCATAGGCACTTTGAACAGGTTTATTTTTAACTCCAGGTCTATCTATTGAAGGATCAATTTGAAGTGCAACAACAAGATAATCGCATAACTGTTTCTCCATTTTAAGCATGGTTACATGACCTGCATGTAACAGATCAAAACTACTACAGTTAAATCCTATCTTCATTCTGCGTCCTTTGGCGCTACAATTCCATATTGTTCATACATCCATTTAATAAATCTTTCAATTTCTTTACTTGGGTATGGATACGCTTTGTATGCTATGGTTACTCTTTCTAACCAATCTTTATCTGTCATGTTAGTTCCAGTGCCTTAATACACCTGCTACTATAAAGCAGTTTGTTATTATGTATGATAGCACAATAAATGTGCGAAAGCAAGCAATTAGATCTGATTCCGAATCTGTATTGCCTGCTTTTTCTCCAAGGGCCTTAGCCCATAGTCTCCAAATGTTACGCAAATAGGTCTTCATTCCATTCACGATGTCCTTCACGGAACGCCATATTGGCCTGTGTTTCGCGTACTTCCACACGATAGCACCAAAGTCTTGCCGCTTCGCCCGGTCCCCACATCTCTGGAATGTAAACGCCGTTGACATATTTGTAGAGCATGTCACTTAATGCTTCACAACCGAGTGCTGGTAGAATGACAATCTTAGCCATGTTCTTTTCTTGTAGCATTTTGAATACTTCCATTTGAGGATCGTCTTGTGCAACAATTAAAGTATGATCGAATTGATCCTCTAATGTTTTCTTTAGTTCTTTTAAACCACCATAGTCAGCCGCCCAATTGCGGACATCTAGGTCGTTGGTGCCAAAGTAGAATTTCATGCTAAATGAATAGCCGTGAATTAGATTACAATGACTATCACTGCGCCATTGGCGGTATGCACAGGGAAATGCATCGTGATATTCTTTTGTGCTTGTGTACTTGTATAGTACGGGTTGTAGATTTGCCATCTCTAGTCTCCTTTGTAAGGTAGCAAGTTTGACGACATGCAGAGTTTATAAAGCGGGATGAATGTGCGTGAAAGTCCGCTGCCTACTATTTATTATAGGCTTATCGACGTGAAACAATTTTGTCGCAAAGACCATAAGCCAGTGCTTCATCTGCGCTCATAAATGTATCTCGATCCATATCACGCTCAAAATCGGCATAGCTTTTACCGGCGGTATTGTGTTCAACATACAATTTGGTTAACATGGTTTTCATTTGTGTGATTTCTTTGTATTGAATTTCAATATCACTCTGCATACCACGAGCACCACCACTAGGCTGATGAATCATGTGACGAGCATGTGGCAACATAAAACGTTTACCTGGATGTCCTGCCTGTGCTAGGAAACTACCCATTGAACAAGCCTGACCCATAACATAGGTACACACATTTGGTTTGACAAACTGCATAACGTCATAGATAGCCATGCCACTTGTAATTACACCGCCTGGACTATTAATGTAAAAGTGAATATCCTTTTCGCTGTCTGAACTTTCCAAATGTAGGATCTGTGCTACAATTAGATTACTACTGTGATCATCGACTGGTCCATTCAAGAACACAATACGCTCATTAAGCAAGCGGCTAAAAATATCAAAGGCTCTTTCGCCTTGTCCGGTCTTCTCGACCACCATTGGTACTAACATTATTTGTATGCCTTATCAAGTGTTGTATTAGTCAGGCCAGCAATGACCTGGAAATTGTCCCACGCTTTTTTCACTGCGGGATTGCGATCTAGTTCTTCACTAGGTAAAACTGTTTCGAGCCATATTTCTGATCGACGAGCAGGATGTCTGCCAAACTTGCGAGGTTGGTGCAGTTTTCCATCTTCCCACAACATGATGCTGACACTACGGAACTTGTCCTCGTCGTCTTTATTGTTAAAGTCATAGTGACTCCACTCGGCATGGCTTGCACCTCCGAGGCAGTAGCCTTCCCAGATACCTGACCATTGTAGGTCATCTCGCGGGTCAAAATCTGTACGAGTAATTACTACCAGTACATCTTCTATGTCTACACGTTCTTCAACAATATCAAGAACGCAACGACTGTAACTTAGACCGACTTTCATTCTTTAACTCCGAAATATTGTTTCATGTACCACCCTACAGATACACTAGGATCGTATTGCTCGTATCCCTGTTCTTTCAATTCACCAATCTGAGCACATTTGCAAATAATCAATTCGGCAAACTTTTCGGCGTGTTCGATGCCCATCCATTTACCGCTCGTATCAGTTCCAGCCTGTTTCATAAGTGTTTCAATTTGTTCTCTCATTCTTTAAATCTTTCTGCATAACGGGCATCTGATTCTGCCCTGTGTGTAGGACACAATGTTTTAATCCAACCTTTACCACCTGCTGTGCCAGGAGCACCGCAAGTTTCACAACTCTTGTCAGCCCATGCTTCTGCCATACGTACCATACCACTAATTTGATCGTCGCCACCTTGATAGTAGAACCGCAATCCGCCAAACTTTTCTTTGATCTGTTCTACTACTACCTGTTCAATAACAGGGCGAGTTTCGCGGTTCTTATTCCACCAGTCAGTGTGGCTTTGGATATTGGCACATAGGCTTTCGATAATAGGCCACCATCCTTCACCTACAGCAAACCCACCGTAGGATTGTGAGAACATCTTTGGATACTTCTCTTCCATGCTTTTGGCAAATGCTTCGTACTTGTCTATATCACGATTCATTTTCTTTGGGATAATGTCTAAGACAATACCTAGCATTATCCTTAATGGCTTTAGGAACTCGAGGAGTATTAAGAATTTCTACTAAAAACTCTTGAGTCCTTACTACTGCTCGATATCTTTCATCAGGTAATGTCACGACTGGCCTTCCATTGATCGGCCTTGTCCTTCATACCTTCTGGGTCACGCTTGTAGTCTTCAAGCACTGCTCGAAGAGCTTCTTCTATGAACTGGTTAAATGTCATATCACGTTCGTGTGCTAGCTTCATATATTTTAACAGCTCTTCGTCTGTAAAGTCTACAGGAACACTAACACGAGTATCATAATCCTCGCCTGCGGCAATGGCCAGAGCCTTTTGCATAAAGTCGTCATCGGCCTCGAGATCTACATAGTTGACATCTTCCCAGGCCTCATCCGGCACCCTGCGATTAGCAGTTTCTTTTGCATGAGCCGAGGCATAGTCGGAATTGATCATACGGTAGGCTCGACCGTTACGGAAGTCGTGTGCCTCTACTTGATAAACTTCTTGAGTCTTAGTATCAAAGGTGATAGTAAAACTATGACCCTCTTGGTCACCATTCCAACTGTCGAGTTGATACACGTCATCTCCAAAACACCTCCACCCATAGGTGCTACCTTCGGTAATACGGTAATCGACAAGTTCCATCCATTCTTTAAGAGTTAGCATTTTGCGGTTCCTTAGTTAGTTCGCACATTAAAATAAAATGTTCGTAGGCTTTACGAACTGCTTCATTACAGTATAGCACCTTTGCTTCTTCTTGTAAAGCCTTTATGCCTGCTTCGGCAATCTCTCTAGCACTGGGAATTTCAACATAGTATCGATCATTGCCAAACGCTTTGGCCAATGCTTCCCAAGCCTTCTTTTGCTTTTCAGTAATTGGTGTATTGTGTGGACGCATTTCGCTAGCCTTTACAACTGCCTTGCTCATAGCATCTTCAGCTACTCGACTTGCGGCAATCAACCCTGCATAATCTGGGTTAATATTAAAGCGACGACTAGAGCCCCCAGGATAACACATAACCAAATGGTTGCCTTTTGGAAAACTATCGAGATAATCGCTGT